CCAATTTTCCTTGCGATTGTAGCTGGTCCAATCTTTCTTTTTCTTTGTCGTGGCGAATTTTCTCCTCTGCCGCAAACCGACTGATTTCAACCTTTTCTGCCTCTAATGGCTTGGACGCCCTTACGACATCACTCATATTTTTGTCGTAGGCAGCAGCGCGACGATTTTCATAATCCTCATCGCTTTCGCCTTCGCGCTTCGGATTATTTTTATCCCATTCAGTATTACGACGCTGCGCTTCGGTCATCAGCCTCCCAATCGACGTTCTATCCGTAAATCTGCCAGCTTGCTTTGCTTCATAAACCTTACGTTCCGCATCGGTTAATGCCGTCAATAGGTCCTTGCCCGCCTTAATTCCCTTATTGGTTTCATTAATAACTGCTCGCTGTTCTTCCATCGCGGGAATTAACTTAACCATTCGCTCGACAGCACTTGTTTCGGCATCAAAAGCCTCCCAGACATCCTTATCCATACCGAAACGCAAAGCATTCAGCTTTCTCTCATCTCCAATCTGCGACAAATATGTTTCCAATCGTGATTTAGCCGCTGCTTGATCCTTATCCCAAAGCACCCCGATATCATCCATCTCTTGGCGGATCATTGCATGTCTTTTAACAACCAGATCAGTGTTAACTTTCCACTCATCAAAAGCGCGATTGTAGCCGTCTAAGTCACCTTGATTGATTGCATTCATAGCGGCAGCGCCGGAATTAAGCGCACTCACCATCGGCATGGCGCTAAACGAACTTCCCAGCATGGCAATGATGAACCCCAACGATCCGAATTGCTCCATTAATGGAGTTTTCGGCGGTGCCATCGTTTGCGGGTTCCATGGCTTTAAACTCGCCGTGTCCATGCTCTCCTGCATGTATTTGGAACGCATGGCGCGATAGAAATCTCTATCGCGGTCTTCCTTGTCAGCAGCGTATCGCCCCTCCAATCCAATCTTCTTTTCGATAGAAGCTATCTCGCTTGAGCGAAACTTCTGCATTTGCTCGGCGTTTGGCAAAAGACTAATCAGTGAGGAAGTTCTGTCTGGTATCAAATCACTTGGCTCATCTGGCGACGTTCCAAATGGTGACGGTGGAAAAACACCACCATCTGAAGCTGACGCCGTATCGCCGTAAGTTCCTCCCGGAACAAAACTCGTTCCTCCCCCGGTTAATGAAGCAATAATGCTGGGGATTGGGCTAGCACCGGGATCGGGAACGTCAGGGTCGTGATAGGCCGTCGTTACCTCTGGCGAGGTACTGTCCCCAGCAGCAGGAGGAGGATCAGGGTCCTTATAAGTAACATCGCCAGTTTCGCGCGCCATTTACGTACTCGTAGGGGTGCCAAACGGACTTAGATTGTTACCGATGTTGAGGTTAACACCGCCGGTCCCTTGGCCCGCAACCCTCATAGTCCCGCCACTCATCGCAGCAGCAAAGTTAGCCATTGAATTGCTGGTCAGTTGCCCAAGCTGGATTGAAAGCTCCTGCATCATCATCGGCAGACGCGCGGCAATTTCTGTCGCAGACACACCCTGCGCCAACAATGTATTAGCCGTGTTAACAAACTGACTTCCAATCTGCTCTTGCATGATAAGCACATTGGTATCGACATTGGCCAAATCTTGCTGCAAGGCGCTGTTCATTTCCGGATTGGCAGCAGCGTTATTGCCGGGATTGCGCGCTGCATAACCTTGGATAATCGCGGCGCGCTGTTGGTCCCCGTACCGCTTAAGCATGGCTTGCACGGGACCGGAGAACGATCCGCCCGTCATCATCGCTTCGCCAAGCTGAAGCATTGGCGTTGCTGCCCGCTGCTCCGCTTGCGCAGTTGCCGCAACGTTGCTCGCATAACCGGCTTCTTGCTGTTGAAGCTCGTTAAGCCGCTGCTGTGCCTGATAACCGCTCCAGAGATTGTATCCCAGCCCGCCCAAGCCAGCGATTGGCGCAATTGTCTTTGCCGCTGCCCCGACAGGTGCAAGCGCAGTCCCAAGCTGATCGAAGAACCCCGGAGCTTGAGCAGCAGGGGCAGTCGCCGCCACGCCACCCTGCCCTAGCCATCCTGCACCGCCCTGAATTGGGGCCGCACCGCCCATATCAAAGGCCCCCGGAGCAGGACCGAAAACACTTGCTGGGCCAGCGGCAGGCGTAGCGCCGGGGGTAAACGGAGCCGTCCCGCCCGCTCCCGGACCCGGCGTTATCGCACCCCACGTCGAAGTGGGAGAAATACCGGGTGCCCCGCCCCCGGTTGCTGCCGCTACGTCGATGTTACCGCCACTTGTCAGTGGCAAACCTCCGCCTGAAAACCCCGCCGTATCGGGACTAAAGCTGCCAAATGGTGTACCGGGTGGCCCTACCGTTGGCGGGGGAGTTAATGCAGACACGTCCGTTGGAAGGCCGGGTATTGCACCGCCGCCCGCCGCCGCTGCCGGATTGGCAAGGAAGGCCGATACATCGCCTCCGCTAAGGCCACCGGAGGTATCAAAAGCAAGCGGCGCGGCTGAACCAGCAAGGTCTGCGGCCGTTGCTGCACCAGCGCCTACCCCTGCCGCTGCCCCAACATCCATTGCTGTCGCTAGGCCCGCGCCAGCCCCCACAGCCTCTGGAGCCGCCGCCGTGACCGCTATCTCCGGAAGAGCGATAGCGGCATCGGTTGCCGCTACGTCAGCCGCGCCCGCAAGAACCTCCGGGGCCGCTGCCTCCGCAGCCGGGATCAGAAAATCCGCAAGGGCCATTACGCCCGCGCCAATACCGGGCATCTTAATCTCCTAGCCACTTGGTATAGGTTTCATCCATCAAATCATACCCCAAACGCTGGTACAGCGCACCGTGGCCGCTCTTGGCCTTGGAACGCATGACATGCAACTTGACCCCCTTGGACTTGGCTACCCCCTCGACAAACTTCAGGAACCTGACCGCAAACATGCCCTTCCGGTAGTCGGGATGGATAAAATGCCCGTCGTGCCCAGACATCAGCACGGTTTTGTAGTGGCTATGGTAGGCGAGGAACATGCAGTAGTAACCAATGAGCTTGCCGTCGCACCGGGCAGTAATAATCACCAATCGCCCGTTCTTCTCCGCCGCCCGGTATAGGTCCTCCTGAACGTCAACCTTCATATGCTGCGGATAGGTGCCAACCTCTTCCCAGTGCAGATTGAACAAGGGCTGGGCGTCAGGATAGCTTTCGTCAAAAGTTTCGGTCTGGAATGTAATCGTGGGCTTATGGAGCATTATCCCACTCCAAGCGCAGCGCTTATCCTTACGTGTTCATCCCCATTCATCCGCAACCACTCAGAAAACTGATCCGGGTCCTTCCAATCGAGCGCTAACAGGTTATAGCCGGTCGTCCCAAGCGCTAGATTAATCTGATCGTGGGCGGTTTGGTGGTTGTACAGCCACATCCCCAAGTTATCTGGGTCAACTGGGCTTAGAATAAACTGTTGAAATCCTATTACATTCTTAACTCGCTTAACGCTTGGTATCCAATCATAGTGATTGGCAGCATGATTAAACGCCCAAGACTGCCAATCGTCCTCACTTTCGGGTCTGCTGTACAAGTACGGTAAGGACATTGGATTACCAGTGCTGGCTCCAGAGGTGGAACCCCCCAGCATTTGAGTTAAGCGCCTGATCGAACCACAGCAGAATGATGTTGCCCGTGACAATTTCCGGCCCAGCCCCACTCAACTGAACGGGACCGCTAACCGTATCCTTGTAGATCGGAAGCGTTCCGACAATTCCGGTCACACTTGCCGTTGCAGTGAACGTATTATTATGCGCGGCAATGCCTACAAACGGCATGTTCTGTTGGTAGGCAGCTATTGGCGAAGCCGTATTGATCGGCGTTAAAACCAGTGCCCCCGCTGTACCGCCAATCGTGCAAGAAATAGGACCCAACGCCGTAAGGATCGCAAAATTGGCGTCCAACTGCGGCAGTGTTGGGGTAGTCAAAGCGCCAAAAACTGTCCAAGCCATAGGTTACGCCCGGTATTGGACGATTTCTTCCTGTATCATCTGCGATATTAGCACCATATCATCACAATTCGTGGTCGTAGTCATACCCGTCAGGACGCCTACTTGGCTGATAACGGTCGGTGGTAGCACCGCTTGAATGCCGGGTCCGGTCATTAGCCACGTCGCACCCCAATTAACGACGACCCCGGAAGCATTAACCCAATTGGCGACCGGCGGAGTGCCGACATAGGGGCCTGCCTGCTGCGAGCTTGGCATTTCGTTGTCTACCTGTATCTGGTAGCTCAACTGCTGGGTGCCCAAGAACTGCGCCATTGAGAACAAATTGACCGACGACTTGGTATGATCGTACCCGGCAGGGCCGTCCCACAGCCGCGTTTGCATTCTTTTGGTGAAATTAACGGTCGGTTGAATGAACATCGGATAGATATTGTTCCCGTCCGTACCATAAGACTGGAACACGGACCCGATTTCCTGACTACCGATAAACGTCAAAGTCACATCCTGCTCTGAAGCCCACCATATTTTCTGATTGAACATGAAAATCTTGCTGCGCTGGACATTCGTTATCGGATCGATAATCGGCACCAAAACCATCCAGATAAGCTTGCCAAAAATCAGGTCTTTGGCAGACGATAACTGCATGCCATTAAAGATACCGGGCGCGGTGTTATAAACTCCGTCCAATGCTTCCGACTTCTTTTCAAATGTACCGCCAGTCGAAACATAAACGCCATTCTGATTGGCCAGAAAGATATCCTGTCCGATAGTTTTGACGGATGCCGGATACGGTGTCCCCGTTTCCGGGTCAGAGTTGTTATTGGTGAATGTCGTTGTCGGACTACCCACGGACGGAGCGCTAGTTGTTACGCCCGATATATAATTCATCGAGCTATCGCCAATCAGAAATAGAAACCCGTTGGTCTGGATCAGTCGGGTATAGCCCACACGCAAGAAGCTGTCTGACGACTTGAACTGCCCGCCACCGTCAGATGTCGCAAAGTCGCCTACTGACCCCGGCGCACTAAGAGTTACGGTCGAACCATTGGCTACCCAGACATGGCCCGAATACGTTTCCACACAGTTTCCAGAAACTCCAAAAGGCATCAAAGTAACCGTACCCGCCGCTGTCGTAGCAGTATCCGTCACCGTTAAAGTCGGCGCAGTATTGCTGCCGTACTTGCCGGGGTTGGTGATGTTGGTGTTGACGATCACCCCGCCGCTGACAATGGGCAGGATAACAGCCTGTGTCTGCGGGCTTCCACCGCCCGTAACGCTGATAACCGGATTGTTGCTGTAAAGACTGCCGCCATTAACGATAGTTACCGAAGAAACAAAATAATATCCGGGGTCATTCGCGTTGCAATTAAGACTGGGGCCGAAATAATCGCCGCTATGGTTTACCGTAACAGCGGTAATAACACCGCCAGTGATGGTAAAAGAAATATTCGCAGGATTATTGTTAGCAACTGGACCGCTAACACTGCCCGTTGTTGAACTGCTGTACCCAGACCCGCCGTTGGTAACGTCAATGGTACTGACATGCCATACCGGATTGCCCCCGGACGATCCCTGTTGAAACGTATGGACATTGAATGTTGCTCCGGAGCCGGTGCCACTGAAAGTCAGAACAGCGGTTAGCATCGCCCCGGACCCGGCTTGGTTGCCACCCGTAAAAGTCAGAGTTGGCTGTTCCCCGGCAAGATACCCGGTGCCGGGATTGGTCATAATAACTTGGCTTACGCTGCCATTAACTACGCTGGCGCTAAACGTTGCTCCATGACCACTACCGCCAGTAGCCGTTACCAGCGGCGGCGCGGTATAGCCGCTACCAATGTTGGTTAGCGTTACGCCGGGGGCCAATCCTCCAGCCGTGAACATCGTCGTGCCGTCCCATACCCAATATCCATTCTGCTGCGCAGAAACGATTATCAAATACTGATTGCCGTATTGAGCGATTCCGCAAAATGGCGGGTTGGGGTTAATGATTGTGGTCGCCGGGAGAAGTGTTGTAACCGCGCCGTCCGCAGTCCGCACCTGAACAACGGACCCGTCCTGACGAAACACCACCATGTATGGCGTGGTGCCAAGATTGTAGAAATCAAACCAAACTACACTGCCGCCGGTATAAGTTGGCGAACCTATCCCCGGCAAAACACGAAGATTGCGTGGTGCAAGCGGTATCCACCCGTCGCACCAGAACATCTGCTGATCGGGCACGCCAGACCGCGTAGTTGCGGTGTTGATGCCCCCAAACATCTCGCAAACAAGCGGATTAGGCCCGCGTCTTGCGGCCCCACTATCGCCTTCATCGCGCTGTTGCTGTGAGGGCACTTATACCCTCGCAATATCTAGCTGCTCCGGAAACAGCCTCTTGCTCCAAAAACATTCGCCAATACGCTCGCGCGGAACATCGCTCGATTGATTAACAATGATTTTCGCAACACTCATCGATTTAGCCCAGCGCCGCATCTCGCCGTAAAGCAACATCGCCTCTTCGATGTGCTGGTTACTCTGTCGGTTCTCGCACCAGACAAACCGCTCATAGATAACCGGATGCTCATCCATAAGGTTGAGAACCACTACCTCCGCCAACTCTATAGCGTGATCGGTGCGAAGAAACTGGCAATCATTTCGATTGGCCAGCATGCGTAACCAGTTAGCCAATGCAACTTCGCCCTTAGACGGATACAGAACGCGCAACTTCTCCATAATCCAACCAGCACTACTAGTCAGATCGGCAGGACTAAAGCGGCGAATTGTCGGAGCTAGCATGGGTTGATACCTACCTCAGAGTATGTCATGGGGACTGGTCTAGGTATAAGTGATATACAACCATTAGTAGCGGCCATATGGGTTCACAACCCTGCCAATCCTAGTTTCGCCAGAATATTCCTTCGCCATCTGGTTATACAGTTCCAAATAATACTTGCTGGCGTTGAGATTTTGCAGTTTGGCGTAGGCCAAGTGCGCAGCAAAGTACGGCGGTAATTCATCCCAAGGCTGTTGGATAACCTCCACGCTTTGATCGCTGGTAAGGTCTTGCGGCAAGCACTGCATATCCCATTCCATCTGATAGGTTTGGGACGGCAGCGGATAGAAAAACAGCGATCCGTTTGACCCCTCGCCAACTTGCGAAAAGAAAGTAGGGACATACTGATACTGAAACGGATACTGTCGAACCATGGCTTGGTAAGTGGAGAAGGAATACTTCGGCAGCGAATAGCGATAATTGGCGTAGATGATTGATACGCCACGCACCGCATAAACCGACTGCACGCCGGGATAGGGCGTCAGGTCTATGGTGTCTTTGAACCGATAAACTTCCTGACCACGATTTAGCGTCGTGAGAAACTTGACTGTGGGGACAACCACCGCGCCGCTTCCAGTCGGATCGCTGATGGTCATTACCGGCTGGAAATAGCCGTACCCGCCGTAGACGTTGTTAATCGAAAGGATCGTGCCGCTGCCCACATTGGCACTCGCCAACGCCTGATCGCCGTTGGGGAACGGTAACTCGCCATTTGGGAAGTCGGGCGGAGTAATAATGCAAACCGGCGACGGTGAATAATTCAGGCCGCCGTTAGTCACTGTCCACTGATAGATTTGCCCGGAAATAGAACTTTTAATCCGGATGCACTGGCACTGGCTTGCGACTTTGCGACGGGCGCGATTGACCCACCGCATTAAATCTTGCGGATTAAGCCGGGACTGGGTTTCGTCGCCCAGAAACTGCTGCGTCATCTTGAGGTGATCGAACAGAGTGGTCATCCGCCACCTCCACCACCCTGCGCCTGCTTTGGCAATGCCATTTGGTTGAGGGCAGTCGGATCGGGAACCTGCTCGTATTCATAGCGCAGCACGTCAGGAGTGGCCGCTGTGCGCGCCCGCTGGGCAAACTGCTGGTAATACTGGAAGTAACGCTCACCATCCTGCATGCGGGCTGAAGTCTGCGCCGACAGCAGGGCATAATAAGCGGCATAGAACGGCACCGCATCGGGCCACAAATACGGTAAAGCCTCAAAGTCCGTGTCGGCCGCCAATGCTATCGGGTAGCAGACACAATCGCAGGTCAGCGTGTAGATGGCATCCGGTATCGGATCGACATAGAAGCTGCCGCTAGCCATGGAGCCAGCCCCAACACCTGTAATACTCCCGCCCCCTGACGACCCCTGACCGTACTGCGACCAGATTACCGGCGGCCCGGACTGCGGCACAGGATTGTTCATGTGGTAAAGGTCGAACCATGGCCAACTTCTAGGTTCCAGCGTCCTGAACCCGGAGCCAAGCGTGTATCGGATCATGCGAACATGGATAACGCCTTGGATGCCGGTCACCGATGGGGTGCCAAGCGCGATGCTGGAGAAGTTATAATTTCGCTGCCCAATAACCGTGGGGATAGTCCCCAGCGCCCGGATACAGCGCGCTTCCCCTGCGATCTGGCCGCGCGCAGTATTGATATAGCTCGTTAGGTCCGTCGTGCTGTAAAGGCTAGTCGGCGCACCGGGGTTCTGGAGCAACCTACTTGTCTGTGTCTGATATGCGAGCAACATAACGGCACACTCTCCTGTGCCGTATTATACACGCCTGACGTATATTAAATTGGGCTTGGATCGTTCCGCATCAATTTGATACCAGCGCAGCGAACCGTCCGCCTGCTTACATAAAATCTGATTGCCGGTCTTCATCACCATCTGCAACGAAGAAAACCCGCCCGCTAAAGCAGTATTGCCATCGGCATCAATGTCCGGGAGCACAACCGTCGCTGTCGTAAACGGGTTGCGCTCCCGGAGGGCCGTAGTTCCAACAGAATATGTTGGATTGGTTTTAACCATCAGTTCTTATACGGCTGGATAACAACGATGTCCTGAGTGGTTCCCATCGTCAGAGCAAGAGTAGACCCGACTGGGATACTACCCGTTGGCGTACCTTCGAACAGACCACCATCAATAATGGTCCCGACTTGTCCCGCCACTGATCCACTGCCGGTAACAGTCACGGTTGCCTGCAACGGACGCGGCTTGAAAGACAAGTGCAGGAAATCCGGGCCGTTAGTGATTGTGCCAACGCTTGGCACACCACCCGTCGTCGTCAGACCGGAACCGCCCCAGTTGGTACCTGTCCCGGTTACGCTGGCAGTAACGCAGGTCATCATAAAGACCGGCGCAATGGTGGCATTGGAACCGACGCCCGCAGGAGTAAGCGTCAGGTTGCCCGGAGTAAGCGTATTGCCGTTGTTGGTGCAGAGAACCGCCGTGATGGAACCAGCACCAACCGTTTGCAGAGTAATAGTCGCCGCCGTAATGCCCGTTGCAAGGTTCGGGTCAAACGGCGAAGGCACCACAACCACGGTTGGCGCTGTCGGATAGCCCGCGCCCGGATTATTGAACGTGAACCCGGATACTGTTCCGGACGCGATTGCGGCCCAGCCGGACGCCTGAATACCGCCTATGCCGTTCGGGTTCGTTTCGTTATTGGGAGGCGGCGGGATGAAGACTATGGGAGCCAGACCGTAGCCTGCGCCCGCCGCCGTAACGGTAGCGTTGCCCAATTGGCCGCCGACGATAGGTGCCCAAGTGGAACCGCCGCCACCAGTAACTGTCACTGTCGTTGAGGACTGTACCCAGCCGCTGCCGTATTGGATGATCGTTGCAGCAACCGGACAGCCGGTCAGATTGGCGATGCGGACGGTAAAGCCGTCCGAAATGACAATACGATGCCCCGGCTCCCAAGCGGCCGATGACGCCATGTTCCATGTATTGGTAACGGGATCGAGGAACTGGAGGACACAATACATGCCCTCCGTGATGATCCAAGTACCCGCTGGAATGACCAGCGACTGACCCCCGGCCAACGCAACTTTGTTGGACGATGCGTCATATGTCGATTGTGCCAGTTCCGAAGGATAGAGGTTCTGCGGATACTGAAGTCCTTGGCCCGGACCAGCGAGGATGCCAACCATTTTGCTCTCTCTCCTCTAGAACTGTGCGCCGCCAAGCGTACCTGTAGTTGTAGCATTGGCGGACGGTTTTCCGGTACAGACTTCATAGCCTACGACGGTCACCCCCTGCTGACCAATTTGTCCAAGGGGAACAAGGCTGTAGAAGCCAGAAAAATCAAAAGCTGCATCTTCTGACAGGTACATTGCCGTATACTTACAGTTGACGGCAAATATCTGCCCCTTCGGACAGAAGTGATCGTTAAAGACCGGCACACCGCTTACCACCAGATTGGGGAAGCTGGTCCGGACCTGCGTGTCCATGTTGTACGGGTTGCCAACAACCGGGTTCAACTGCTCGATCCCGATGAAGCTGTTGTTCAGGGTCGCGTAGTCGCCGGGGGACATAACAACGAAGGTGGGGGCTTCACCACCGGCTGCGTCCGTGACCTGCGCCATAAACGTGGCCATGGTCGAACGGTTGAAGCCCAACGTAGACACGGTAGCCGTGCTGTACGACCCGGTAGCCAGATTGATTAACTGCCCTTGGAAGGCGCTATTCCCCTGCGCGGTACGATTAATTCCGCCATACGTTGGGAAGTTCGTCCCGTTATCGAAGGCATTCAGGAAGCTGTCCGGGAGAAGCGAATTGGTGGTGTTGTTGGTGTAGAGCAACCGCGCCATGTTCTGCCGGGTCACCGCGTACACGTCGTTCATGCGGGCCTTAAGCAGACTGATTTCCCGGTCGGTGGCTTGGATAACCGTTTCACCGAAGGGCAGCGGAACCGGAACCACCCAGTAAAACAGACTAAACTGAAGGTTTTGAATACCGGGTGTTATGACGGGACTATTAAAACCTCCCCCGTACCCTACGAACTGGCCTTGCACCATGCTCTGCCCTTGGGCCGGGATGGTGATCTGGTTAAGGCCGCCTGCCGCCCGCTGGGCGTTGCCAATCATGTAGTACAGGCTTGGCGAGCCAAAATAGATTTGCACAAACAGGCGGGGGACGAAGGCGCGACGGGTAACGGCGGAAAGCTCGTTATACAGCGATCCGGCGGCCGGAACCGCACCAATACCGGGGAGTGGCATATTCTATTCTCCTCTACCTCCGCCTGTTCGCTACGGCGACCTGCTGGCGAAAATCGTTAAGCGCATCACGCGCCATCTTATCCGCAACAACATCGCTGTTGCCGCGCGTTTCAATCAGACGCTTGATGTCGCTGTCTTTGTCTTCCGGGGGTGTTTCGAGGAAGTTCCATGCGCCAACCCCACCGGGCATTACGGGCGCGGGTGGAGGATTGGCTTTCTCGTAAAGCGTAAGGGCATCCTCGTGGTCGATAATGCCCTTCGGCTCCATGATTTCTTTTTCAATCTTCTCGATTGCGGACGTACTGAAACCGGCATCTCTTAGCTTTTGCCGCCCTTCTTCCCATTTTGCTTTGGTCGAAGATATCGTCCTTTCCTCTTCGTCTTTCTTCCTCTCATCGTCGTGTTCCTTCTTCATATCGGCAAGCTGCTTTTCCAGAAGGCCGACACGTTCGTTGGCGATCTTGTCTGCGTCAGCCAGCGGCGTTGCTACGTTGGGATCAACCCCCTTGTGCATCGCCTCGATAGCGCGGGCATTCGCCGGGTTTGATGCAATCTTGCGCACGATCCCAAGTGTGCGCTGCGCGGCGTTCCATTGCTCTTCGTCCACTTCGATCTTAGCCATGACGAATTACTTCGCGCCGCCCACGTTGGAACCGGCATTAGGAACATGCGAAAGAGGAAGTTCCTTGGAAATGTGGGTTGCTGGCAGATGGCTATGCCGCCCGCCGATATCGGCCTGCATCAGATCGACCCGTACAATCTGCTCATCGCTTTCCGGGATCGACTTGGCGTTGTTCTGAAAGATGTTGAGGTTACTCATACCTTGGCTCCTATTTCACGGTTGGGAAGGTTCTTAACGTTCCGGTCATAATCTTGGCTGTGCTGACTGCCAAAACCGCCTTGCCCGTAATAGCCGTAAAGATCACCGCTGCCCTCACTAGGGGCTTGCAATGACCGTAGCGGTTTATGACCGTTGTAGATAAGGCCGTTATGGTTCTTGTTTTCGAAGATATCCATTTAAGCCGCCATCGGTGGACCACCGCCACCTGCTCCGGGAAGACCGCCGCCGCCGCCGCCACCACCCCCCTGCATCATCCTCTGGCGCAGTTGCTGCGCCATCTGGTTCTGCTGGGCGTTACGTAGCTGCGCCTGATCCATGACGTTCTTCTGGCCAGCCGGTGAAGAACTACCGGGCGGCGCTATTTTACTTACCTTTGTAAGCAAATCCAAAATCTTGCCGCCCAATTCTGAAGTCGCGCCCGCTTGTGTCAGCGCATGCGTAAGAAGCTGCGCGACGTTCCCCAAAACTTGTATCGCCGCAGCCTCACCGCCGCGATTTGGCGTAGGTGTTACGGCTCCCGTAGAACCCATAGGAGCGCCACCACCCCCCGGAGGAGTTGGGCGCGCACCAGCAGATGGCATAGGCATTGGGGGCATTTGTGTAGCAACCAAAAGCGGCGGCCCGCTTCCCGCAAGGCCGCCGCATCTTTTCTACCCGTATAGGGACTACCTGCGGCGGTGCTTACGACCACGCCGGAAACGAAGGGTTTCCATTGTTTCACTCCATGTTGTGGGCGAGCGATCAGCCCGATGAACGGCTACTTCCGCCGCAACATCTGGCAGGATTAGCTCGTAATTTGACAATGGCTAGTACAACCCTATACGTTTTTGCCATCTCTTACCGACTTTGGCAAAACCGCGCATGGCGAAAATTGAAGACTTCCCGATGTGGAGCGTCAAGGAAGTCGCCTTCTATTTCCGCATTAGCGAAGCAACAGTATGGGATATGGCAAGAATACCCGCCGAGAAAGGCGGACCACCAGTATGCAGGCTAGGGCGTATAATCCGATTTCCAACACAAGAATTTCTCGCTTGGTGCAAAACCGCGAAACGCTTCAAATCAATCCGAAAGACCTACCGAAAGAAGAAATCCCATGTTCTCCATGACAATCGTATTCAGCGCAACGCCCGTGCCGTGGACGTTGCTGTTTAAAACGACAGAAGCGTACAACAACGCCATCATCAGCTTTAAGAACCCCGCTACATTCGACAGTCAGTACTTCGATCTGACCGACGACTTCGGACAACGCGTTTCAATCAAGCGTGATGCTATCCAAGGCGTCATGTTCGAAGAATTGGCCAAATCCAAACTGGCACACATCGAACGCGGACTGCACCAATACCGTATTCAAGTGGAAGCCAACAATATGGGACGGGCTGATCCGATGATTAGTGAAGCTCTGCGGCAAGCCCAGCGTGCGCAGATGCAAGGGCCGCCGGTTATTCAGCCATTCAGTAATGGCCCTTTCCGGCAGTAGCTAGCGCTTCTTGCCGCCGCCCATAAGCTGTTTCTCCAGCATCTTCTGCGCGCCCTCCGGGTCTGCCTGCATAAGACGCTGCATCATCTGCTGCTGCTGCTTCTGCCGTTCCGCCAGCCCTATCTTGGCAATCTCTTTATTTGGAAGCGGCGTATTATCAATAACGTAATTGCCATCCACGATACCGCGCTGATGTGCAGCAAACACAAGCTGCGTGTTCTCATCGGAAAAGATTGGCGAGGATGAATGACTATCCACGGTAATGCGCCAGTCGGGCGGCAAATCGCTCAATAGAAACTTTGTCTTCTCGATGCTCTCAATGACCGGCTGTTCCGCACTTACCCAATAAAAGCTTTCATCCTTAAGCTCCCGCAACGACGCCGTAAGATCGGCACACTCCGCGCATTGCCGCTCGATAATAAGCGCACGGTCGCGCAGGGTAGGCGATGCGGTCTTCATCAGCATGTTGGCATGACTACCCGCGCGCACCCCCGGCTCACCTTGCCCCTGCATGATCTTGGGGAACCCGCGCAGGATGTTGATCTGCTCTTGTATAAACTCCAGCAACGGCATGGCTTCCTGCGGAATTTTAGGCGTCAGGTCCTGAACCTGCGCCCCTTGGCCAAGATTGCCATACCCAGCCGCACGGAACTGGGCATAAAGCTCGTCCGTAATCGTTGTATCGCCCGCAAAGAAGATAAGCTTATCGACCTGCATGCCGTACATGCGCTTTAAGTCTTCGCACCATTGCGATAACAGCGCCTGCGGTTCGATAAGATCGACTAGTTCTGACCGCCCCCAGAACCATCCGGTGGTTTCGTTCGGCTGGATAAGCCGATAAGGCTGAAGGCCGCTGCCACGACCAAGTAAATTTCCCTTCCGGAACACCACGTTGCCATCCATGTGCGGAGTGACGATAATATCCGGCTCAATAAGCTGAACCGTGGTATAGTCATGTTCATCCTTCACCCATAATTCGTGCAGCATCACCATGGGCGCGGCGACCACTGGACCCATCATGCTGTAATTCGGATCGTTGTTGAGTTGAACGATGCCGCCGGGAACCGGGGAAACCATACTCTGGATGCCCGTATTTATCTGTGAAGTGGACAAAACCTGATGAAAAAAACTGGAAGGCTCCCCAGTTGCCTGACCGGCGCGAGCGTGCGTCATAATCCGCTCGTAAAGCTTGGCAGCATTGGGCATGCGCCAGATACGCTGCCAGACTTCCGGGCCAGTTAGATTGGCTGTTTCGCAAAGGATTTCCTGCCGTTCAATCCGGTTTTCATCCTCCCGATACACCCCAAAGTTCCACGGCATCACCAGCTTATCATGGTAGATCGGGTGTTCATCCTCGCCCTCATACGTGACAAACTGCTTCAACAGCGCTGCACCGTACTTCAGGCTTTCAAACACGCCACGCGCGAACGCAATATCGGTCGAATTACGCTCCCAGATGCGGGTCACACCCTTAGCGGCTTCCGCCCCCCGCTGATAAATCTCGCGCGGATAGGGCCGCTCAAAATCCATGGCAAACTTAAGCTCTACCGGAGAGAATAAATGCGCTGCCGTTTCGTCCAGCGCCTTATGCAGCATATTGAGAAGCGCTTTGGTGCCGTCATACCGCCCCGTTTCGCATAAGGCGTTCATGGTACGGCAATAAGACGCCCGCATCCCCTGACTGACCCGACACTGCTCAACAGCGTCATTAGCCCATTTCAGAAGCTCACGCCTGTTGTCGGGCAACCCACCGGGGATCATTTGAATGTCGCCCCAAGCTTATTGGACCGTGAGCTAGGGTTAATCGTATCCAGAACCCTACCACCTGAACGCGAGCTATCAACAGGGCCAGTATTCTGACCGTATGGGTTTGCAGTCCATCCAACTGGCATACCCCTAGCCCGCATCATATCCATCTGCTTAGTAACATCATTGACCGGCTGCGGCATGGCGTAGGTTTCGCCATTCTGCACGTTATCCCGCAGATTGGTTATCTTAAGATGGGACATTTCAGCAACGGGCACCCCAGCCACCCGCGCCGCTTCTTCGGCACGGTGGATCGACGCCGTTTCCATGTCCCGGTAAACCTTATCGGTCGCCTTGGTGGTAGCATTGCGTATAGCGGGTAACGAAATGACGGTATCGTCCGGTTCTTCTGCTTCATGGCCGCAGAACGGGCACATCCCGTAAACCGTCTTACTGTAGAACTTATTGGCGCATTCCGGACACTGAACCCGCACCTTAACCACCGTTTCCATTAAGCCGCCCACTCGACAGATACCGCATCAGTCAACGGTTCCTCCACAAGAACCAATTTAATGCCCATAATTGACGCGAAGAACTCACCATAAGTATCCAGCATATAGCGCCGTATTTCTTCGTATTCCTTGGGCGATACCGCCAATCGAATACGCCGCTGCCGTTCGCCTGACGGCAAGTTCAACTTGCATACCAACTCAGCCAAATCATTAACCAGAGGGGTTACCATTAATATCGCCGCCCTTGGGTCCGCCAAGAATTACGCAGCATCTGCGAATGCAGAACATTACGCCGTTGCCGCTTGACCGAAAAGAACATCTCCAAGTGGTTTTGGTTGAACAGCGATACTTGGTCGGTAATGGATAGCCGTCTGCGGGCCGCTTCCGCCTCTCTGGTGCGCTTGGCAGCAACCATGGGCAGAACCATCTTGGTTTCCCAATAATGCACTGCCAGCGCCAGCGCGAACGTCCTATCGTCCCTCATACCTCGCGGGGCCGAAATACTGTCCCCGTCGCGCGCTATCGACTTCATTTCGGCTATCGTGGCTAAGGATCGAAGCCGCAACTTGCCGTTGCCGACAAAATCACGAAGCCGTTCCATAACCATTACTTTACGATTGATATTAGTAACCCAATGATAATTATAACCAGCACCCATACTGTCAGGACGGTTATAAATGTACGTGCGGACATTGCGGAATATGTCGGCTATGCCTTTTTCGTCTTCCTTGCCGCTATAACGGGTCGCCTCGATCTTGCCCTTGAGGTTCTTTAGCTCGTTGAAGACGGCGGTTCCGGGTCCGTTAAGCTCAAGGATGTACCGGATTTCGGCTCGGCCTTGACCATACCATCCCAGCAACGACGCAATAACCCACGCGAGTTGGTAGGTGGTGATAAGTGGCCAACTGTACTCAGCAACTTGGTCAAGTCCGTCAGCGAAACATCGACACACTTGAATAGCGGAGTGGTCATTTTCTTCATTCTCGCCGTAGGCGGGGTCACAGGCTAGCACGTACACCCCGTCCGGGTCAGGTTCCTCCCAGACCTTCAATTCGGTCATTTTGAGGTTTTCGGCATGGAAGATACGGGGCGGAAACTCCTCTGCCGCCCAGTACATATAAGCCTTGAACTTGTTGCTGGCGTTCTTCTTGGTTACTTCGGTAAGCGCCTTCGCACCGAAGAACTTTGAACCAGTCTGCTGAAACGCCTCTTCAGCGGTCCATGCCTGCTCGGCAAGCATGACGTTATCGTCGATTTCAAATCCGGCATCGGTGTCGCCATCGGGTCGCGAAGTTGGATCAATCTTCCTACGTATCCAAGCAAGCTGTTCCGGTGTGATGCTAACCCCGTAAAGCTTGCGTACTTCGGTGATGCGTTCGCGTTCTCGTAAAGACGGCGGCTCCTTGCCATATAGCTCAAAATCCGCATCGTCCTCGCTGATCTTCTGGTCCTCGCGCGACCACCATCCCAGAAAAAGAGTTTGGCAATGGACGGTATCGGCACAGGCGTCATCCCACATATCTTTCCATTGGTTATAACCGCGCGCAGTGCTCTCGTATATGTAAAGTCTATCGGGATGAAACTCCGACATGGATTGCTCAAATGCCTTCAGACCCTCCGGATTATCGTAGGAACATAGCTCTGACAGGTGGGCCATGGTTAGGCCCTCTGACCGTCCTAACGTGCCAGAAGTGCTGCGCTGTTGTGTGCCCGCCGATAGGAACAATATGCGGGCGTCGTTATCTAGCTGTAGACTGTCCCTATTACCCGCACCCCCCACACCCAGAACCCGTGGAAACTTTAGGGAAGGGTCTAAGTTGCGGATGAGTTTGGCTAGTTCGATGCGGGCGCTATCTCTGTGGGGCATGGTGTCGAACACAAGCGCACCCTGCATGCCATCGTGCATTCCAATATAAAAAGCGGATAAAGCTCTGGATATGGTAGATAAGCCCAACTGCCGGGATTTAAGTACAAAGACTTTGTGCTTATCTTGCTCAAGGGCGTCGAAGACGGCCCGGATGAACTGCTTTTGTCCGTCATATAATCTCTCCCCTAAGCATATCCTCCCGTATTCTTTGGAGTTAACCCAACAGCGCATCAGAAACGCATAGAAGCCGCGTTCCATAACGCGACGTTTCTGCTTGCTCCAGCCTGCCACTTAATCCCCCGGCTTAATTGGCAGCACATCGGCACCGCCGCCAAGGGCGCGCATCAGCGTGGCGCGGGTCTGGTTCTTCTTGTTGGCTTCCGCCATTTCCTCAACGGTCTTTCCAGTCATACCGAGTATCCCGTAAGGGTTCTTGCCCTGCATCTTGACCACTTCCCCCGCCTGCTGCGGTTCGACCAGCGTCGCATCCGGCTCATTCTTCTTAAAATACCGCCGTAGCTCTTCCATTGAGTAGTTTTTCAGATTGGTCGGCCCCGGCGTGAAATACCAATGCTTATCAATCTGTTCCCAGTGGCCCGCCCCGCCATCGTTGTAAATACTCTCATCAGAAAAAGTTATATGATTGGGCTTCTTATAAGTATCCGGCATATGGCCTCTGGCATCCGGTTTAACACCCGCAGCCTTGGCCGCCTCAAAATCGTAATCATCACCTTCCGGCATTGGGCCTTTCTGTTCCTTCTGTGAGCCCTTAGCCTCTGCCTTGTCTGGTGACCAGTTGGACGCGCCTGCACCAATCAACCCGGCAATGCCGTATTTCTTGATGATGTCGATCAGCTTGTCGTCAAACACAACAAAATTGTAAGAGCGTTTGGCTTCTTGTTTTTTGGCAAATGTTTCAGCCTTTGTTTTTGTATCAAAACCAGCACCGGAAACTAGTTCATCATCCTTGTAAACAGCGTATTTACCATAACGATCAGCTAGCGCCTCGTCGTTTTCGATAACTTGGATATTTCCGCGCGATCCCTGATCCAGATACTTGATGCCGGGGATGCCTGCTTGGCGAAGTTGATCGACAAATTCTGGTTTCTTAAGAAGTTCTTGGGCAAAACCAGCGGGCGCTTTGTTGGGGTCTTTCACCATTGCCCACAATTCATCGGCCCGCGTCTTGCTCGTTGATGCTAAAGCGCGGTTATAAGCCTCCTTCTTAACCGCCTCACCCAAAACCGACTGTAGCTTCTCGCTCTGCTCACTCAGCGGCTTATCCCAGTCTAGGAAATGCTCAGGGTCGGCGTTGATGTTGACTTCGTACAGTCTGCCGGGGAGCGGATTATTTAATTGCGTGTCTTGCGCCGCAACTAGCGCCTTATCCCATCCATTGCGTTGAACGGGACCATGTTTTTCACCATATACCTCATCGTTATATTTCTGATAACCCCATTGTCGCGCCCTATCTATATCATTATCCATAGCGCGCAAGATCATTTGCGCTTCTTGTGTTTTATTAAGCGGGTCAGGAAGCGCTGTCAGTTGGTCCCTATATGCTTTTGCAACATCTGGCGTCTGAGAAAAATAGAGTCCGTGGCCATAAGCCTGCGCGCCCTCGCCGGTCCCAATCTTAGAAATATCAAACTGCTCAAAGCTATGCGGACTGCCATGGAACGCTTTAATCGGTTCCTCCCATGGCGGAAGCTCCAGTGGACTGGCGGCTGGATCGGGGCGCATGACTTCTGGCGGGTTCGCCCATCGCTCCGCTTTCACGGGGTCCTTGAACACCTGCGTTTCACCGCTCGCCTTGGTGGCGAGATAAGTCGGCCAACGTCCCGGCTTCTGCTGTTTGACGATACTGCCGATAGCTTGCTCAATCGGCCCGGCTGCTTCTTCCAGCACCTTGGCTTCCGGGGCCAGCAGCATCGGCACAGACCCCAGCGCGAACATCTGCGCCTCTTCCGGGGTCATCCCGCCGGTAATGGCGGACATTGCGTCCTGAACCCCAAGCGCTTGCCCAATACCGGACAGAATAGACTGCGGCTGCGGTCGCGCAGGTGATTGCGCCTGATATAATTGATCCAATACGTTGCCGTTTGTGTCGGTAACGACGTTATCAGGCATAGAAGGAACCGCCCATGAACGCGATAGTCCAGATCATTATCGCATTAATTATAGCAGGTTTCATCCTGTGGGCAGTCAGGCAGATTATCGGCCTGATCCCCATGGATGCGTGGATCAAGCAGGTGGTCGAAGTGCTGATATGGATTGCCGTGGTAGCGATTGTGGTGTTCTACGCGCTGATACCGCTACTGCACATGCTGGCGGCGCAGGTCCACCTCTAGCGAACGCCAAAGGGCGTCTGCATACGGGCGCGTTCATCGATGCGCTGTATCATGGCGTCGATATCGGTCTTCAGCTTGACCCAGAACCGCAGCAGATCGGCCTTATCGTCTACGATTAACCACTGCACCGGGTCCTCCTGACCGGGCGGGACGATAACAACAGCCCCCCCAAACTCAGGGTTCCGCTCGATCTTCTCCGCCATCGCGGTGAACGGCTCGCTCTGCTTCATAAGCGCCGGTACTGATACCGCCCCTTTATTTCGGAGTTGATAAATTCGCCAACGCTCGCAGCATTTGCCGTATCAGCCGCCACGTCTTCTGTAACGCCCGCATAAGCATAAGATTTGCCAGAGTTGAACGTCACAATCATAGTGCTACTGTCGCTATCGTAAGCGATGGATTGTACCATCGAAGAGAATACGGATTGTGACCAATTAGCCATAGCGCTGACGTGCGTCCTCCATTATCCCGTGCAGGATAGGCGCTAACACCGCGTCATCGTCCTCAATACTCTCATCGGCAAACATCAGGAACGGGACCTTGAGTATCTTCGGCTTCCGGGGGTCGAACCAAGGACTATCGCGCGGTATGCGATAAAGGATAAGCCTGCGCCTATCTTTAGGATGTGGACCAAGAGCCAGAAATTCCTGCTCACATTCTTCCACATAGCGCACCCTCCGTTGCTTATCTTTCTCCAACACCAAATCCGGCTTGCGGATGTGATAATTTCGAGTGGGAAACATTTGAAAAAATGCTTCGTCTGTCATTGCCGCAGCACCATCACAAAAGCAAAGACAGCCACCATCGCGCAAAGGATGGAAAGGTAGTGAAACAGGTCGCCCAGCATCATACCCGTACCTCCGTCCATACCTCCACAATATCCCCAACACTAGACAACAGGATATTGGCGTTCTGCCGGTCAGTAACGATCTTGACTTCCGGCGGAACGTACATCGGCATATTGCCATCCTTGTTTAACAGAAACGTATTCTGAAGCGCCCGCAGATCATCCTGCGTATAACCAAGATATGCCATCGCTGGTTCGTTCATTTCGGTAATAACGAACGGACATTGTTCACCCGGAACATAGCCGCGCAATGCCGCGACTTCCGCGCCCTCAATATCCAATTTGGCCAAGCGATGGGCGGGAAACTCCGATAGCACACACGGCTCAAGCTCGACCTTGCCGCGATAGTCCTCTTGTCCCCACAGCGAATTGCGCCCGCCTTCCTCACGCATATACAACGTTACCTTGTTGTGGTTCATCCACAGCGGCTTGCGGACTATCTCCACATTCTTGAGCTTGTTCAGCCTAACGTTCTCCTCCAGCTTCCAGATATTGTTCTGCCCCGGTTCAATGGCAAACACCTTGCCGGTCGGGCCTACAAGGAAAGCCAAATAAATAGTGAAGAAGCCGATGTTAGCGCCGCCGTCTATGACCGTATCGCCCGCGCGAACGATCCGTTCCATGGCGCAGATCACTTCCGGTTCGCAGATACCAAGATATTTAAACTCAGACATCAAATCGTTGTCGCAAGCGTTATCTACGTCATAGGTCATATCAAACGAAAACTCCCGCCCGTTGACCTTGAACGCGATCTTGTTTTTCGCCCCGCCTGACCCGTTCATTTAATGCTCCGATTATGCGACCGAAAACTGGCTCCCAGTCACAACTCTTGTCTTGCCGGAAAATGCGATGCTTTGGGCACCACAGCATGTCATTGGCCTTGTGGCCGATACGGTAATCGCGCCCCTGAAACGACGATGCGATCCAGCATTCCTTACCCACCATGGAGCAGATATGCCCCAGCGCGCCCTCGCAGCAAATCACTAAATCCAAATCCCGGAGCAGGGACACGGTATCGCAAACGTCGCGGATGTAAGGCGAGAGGTTCTTAATAAGTGCCCCGGCACCAATAATGTTCGCATCGTCGGCGCGTTCGCCAACTTGAAGAGAGTAAAAATGCACTCCGGGCACGCGGCATAGGTCAAGGAAACGCTCCACAGGAACGGATCGATATTTGTCAATGTCGTTAAGCTTCGATCCCGCCCATTGAATACCGATATGTAGCTGTTGATCGGGCACCATCCACGTTGTCGGTAACGACAACACCGGGTAAGTGATCTGTTTCTGCGCCCTGATTTCCTCATCGCTTAACCCCAGCGCAAACGGCAGGCTGACAAACGTAGTCCATGCATCAGCCTGCGGAAACGTCGAACCAAACGGCAGCAGATTTATGTTGGGGATATCGCTAAAGGCGTACTGGAATAGCCGCATCAATTCCGGCTGCACGAAAACATGAATGAACTTTGCCCGTTTAGCCGCCTGATGAACAAAGCGCGCAAAACACAGAGTGTCACCCATCCCCTGATCGGCAACCAGAAAGACAATCTTATCGTCCTCACCCAGCCATTTGGCGTATGGATATTGTAGAAATTGGTGCAGTCGCCACTTGAAGCGAATTTCGAAATGCTCAAAGCCCAGTTTGAGTTGCCTGCCAAAAAGCAAAGCGAAAGCATAAGCCGCCTCTGATATCGGATTGTCCGGGTCTAGCTCAAAGCCACGCTTGGCACACTCAATCGCTTTCTTATCGTTATCCAGTAGCGAATAGCACTGCGACAGATTGGTCCACGTCCCCGCCCATTGATCGTTTAACTTTAACGCCTGATTGAGAACCTTAACGCTTTCATCAACCTGACCATCCACAAACAGTGACCATCCAAGATTGGTTAAAATTTTGAAGTTCTCCTCCTTGGTCATCTCGCACTGTAGCGCTCGGTGATAACCGGCAATCGAAGTCTTGATGAAATTAAGCTCGCTGCAATTGTTCGCGTACTGATAGTAGCCGTGCGCCCACGTCGGATCGACATGACAGGCGCTGGCAAACAACTGGAACGCAGTGGACGGATTAGTAGGCTTGGACTTGTCGTTGATACACTGCACGCCCTGATTATGAAACTTTACAGCAGTTGCTCGATCACCCATCGATATGCGCCTTCTTCATGGTCTTCTTGATATGGTGGGCAACCCGTTCGATCCCGTCATCCAGCGTAATGCGCGGCGTGTAATAGCGGTTCATAAGATCGATATCAGCCACGCGCCAGAACACCCCTTCCGGCTTACTCGGATCGTTACGGACAAGTCGATCCTCGCCCATGACCTTGCAGGCGCGTTGCGCTAGCTCGATGAATGACGTGCCTACCCCGCTGCCAATGTTCAGCGTCGTACCGGGCTTCTCATCCATGGTCTGCAATACGCAGTCCACCACGTCGTCTATGTAGATGAAATCCCGGCGTTGCTCGCCTGATCCCCAAACCTTAACCGGGTCCTCGCCCATGACGATGCGCTTGATGATCGACGGGAATGGATAGTCAAAACTCTGATCCTCACCGTAGCCGCCGAACGGGCGATAGATATGCACATCCAGCCCGTATTCCTCGCAGGCGTAATGGGCGCACACCTCGCCAGCCAGCTTGGAAAAGCCATAGGTCCTATCGGGTAACTCCACCTTCTGGTCCTTTACATCCACATAGTCTTCAGGCAGCGGCTTATGCCGGTCCTTGGTCTGCCATGACGGAGGATAAATAGCGGACGAAGAGAAATAGATAACCTTGGGCGGCTTCTTATCCCGCACCACCCAATTGAAAAACTCGCTGTCGATGGAAAGATTAGTGGCAACAGCCAGAGTATCATCCTCGATCTTCATGCGCCCACCAACGACGGCGGCACAATGCACGATCAAGTCCCAGTAACCAGATTTCAGCGCTGAAAGTAGTGTACGGCAATCCGCGAAATGTACTTTCAACTTGTCAGTCTTTTCTGGCTTGTGGACCCAATCCTCCAGCGGCACTCCCGCTATCATGTTGTCGATCAGGGTCACCTCGTCGCCAAAGTCTGCGAAGCGCTTCACGAAACGACGACCTACGAACCCGCACCCGCCGGTCACCAGCACTCTCATCATATATCTCCCACACTAGGCATAGCGGTTTCCCCGGATCAGGTTGTGGATAAAAATGCACTGCCCCGTTTCGGCTTCTACAGCAGAATGTCGGGATGCCGATAATGCCGTTACCGTGCGCGATTTGCCAAAACTCATCCTCTGGCACTTGGACAATAAGATGCCTACTCAAACACACGCCAGTCCCCGCAGTCGGTAGGAAGATCGGCGGCAAGACAGTCGATCTTCTGATCTAGCCGTTCACCGAAGATTTTATTTATCTCGTTCTTAGCGCGGGTGCGGACGCCATTAACGCTGTGGGTCGCGCGCAACCGCCCGCCCTTGCCTGACTTTCGAGCTATCGCCTCATTCTCCCAGATGTAACGGTTGGCGAGCATCAGCACCTCAATCGCGTATACCAATCGAGGTGGGTCTACCACGTAGCCGTTAGCCGCCCACTCAGTAAATGCAGTCGCAATATCCTCCATAATCAACTTCATCTCCGCCCGATAAACATCACGGTCGATAAAGATCGACTTCATCAGCGATATCGACAGCCGGTCAATCAACTCCGCAATAGTATATTGGTATTTTCGTTCAACCATTTGCCGCCCTGTGGCGCTCTTTGTGCGTAGATAACCCAGCAACCTCTTGGATCGACGAGGTGGAAGACAGGCCCTCTGATAGACACGGGCACAACCTCACCTTGTCGTTCTCCCACCACCAGTTTTCTCCAGTCGCCAACTGGAACACGCCAAAATAAATCTCGTTACCGTTATCTTGGATGAAGTGGGCGATAGCTTCTCCCAGCGGGGTTATCATGCGAATGGTCGGGTTGAGTTGCAGTATCATCCTGAAAAACCTCTTCGACCAAAACTTGCAGGATTTCACAAATGGCGTCTCGTTCTTTCAAGCCCCACCGCTCTGGGGCGGCCAAGTCCTGAATGCGCTTGAGTAGTCTTGAGCGTTTAGCAGTCATAACGGCGGTAAAGAGTTGAAATCGAACTTGCTATCCGGTACATAAGGTTGTGGCTCCCTTGTGCGTATTCCATAAAAAACTACCCCTGACGTAAGGGCGGTAATCTTCACGTTGCGATAGGCCATGGCTCCGGGCACGGCCAGTTGGAGCACATTCCCTCCCGCCTCCGGAGGCGCGTCCTGCTCTGCGGAGAAGCCCGACAGTTCGTCTTCGATACGGAACCTGCCACCCCCCTCACCACCTGAAATTAATATATCCACGGGGCCTATAAGGGGCATTACGACGGTCGGGAACGTGGTGGCTTCGGCAGGGTCCTGACTGCCGCCGTTGAACTTGACCTTGCTCTGAGGAACCGCCCCGGACTTCCAAGCAAAGCAGCCCCAGCCTATCGCCCACTTGAAACGCCAGTCCCCTGAATAGCTTCCGCCCAGCGTAAAAATCTGGTGCGGGAACAGGGTCCAAACGTTGTCATAGTACAGCCGTCCCCCCGGCGTAGTCGGGGGTGCCCACTCACCTTGGCGGATTTTATGCGTGCGCTCTACAAACGTCTTAAAGGCACGGTCGTTTTTACGGCTATCCACAGGTTCCTTAGCGGCCTTAAGGCCCTGTTTCTCGATATCCTCTAGCTGGGTAGCCTTGCAGGGGGTAAGCGCCAGCGAACACATGCCGTGTTCCGCCAGCATGCGGTCATACTGCCAATCGGCCACCAGCATGTGGTCCAAGCCGCGAAATGCCCAGTAAGCGCCAATATCGATACCGGAAAGCATAGAGAATAAGCGCCTGTTTTCTCCCGTCATTCCGGTGCGATATTGATTTAAAACAAGCTGGGCGGCTTCGCGGGTGAAGACAATCATCCCCGCGCCAAGGTTGTGCATCAGGGCATAGCCGTCCCGCTGCACCAGTATCCGGTCCTCATAGGTCCGCGCCGATGCCGCCCCGACCTTAAGCGACTTATGTTCGTATTCGTGCAGAGCCATAAGCGGCTCAAACCAATCGTCGTCCAATAGAACGTCGTTCTCGCACAGCCCCACATAATCGTACCGGGGGTCCTCCCAGTTAAGCATCTGGGTCAGAGCGGCTACGATGTAGCGGCAGGAGCCGCCATGCAGGCGCTGCGCGCGGGCCGTCTCATTACAGCGCTCGTTGAAGAACTCGGCAGCATCAGGCTCTGTCGAGGCGTCATACCACCACAAGTCCCAGCCCTGCTGCGGCAGAAGAGGCTTGATCGTCTGCTTGGTCAGTTCCAGCCGGTTCTTGGAACTAAAACTTACACACACTTTATTCACGCTCGCACTCCGAAATTGAGCCTACTGTTGATGACGACGCCAAGTGAACAGTCCGCTTGTCGGACAATACGTAAAAGCTTCTCTAAGCTGTTCGGCTGTTACCATTTACCGCCTCTTCGCAATCCTCCGCCCACGCCGCATACATTTCTTTCGTACGATCAGATAGAACCTTGCTATCGTCCACAAAATCCCACTTACCCCCCTCCGACTTCCAGCCAGCAAGTTCTTCCGCAAAAGCGGAAATGTTGGCAACTCCCCAGCGTTCCGCTTCCCAATCCATTTTTAGATCGCGTACAGAACGATTATGATAACCAAGCGGCAAACCGTAGTGGGTGTACCACCCAAGCTCTCTAGCAAAACGGCGCATCAACATGGCGGCAAAAATATCAGTGTTGCGTTTTTGCTCTCCATAAAACTGCACGGCAGCAGGAGCTAGAGCACTACGAAATGCCGTAAGCTGGCTGTTAAAAACACTATAAGCGGCAAGGTCAGTAACAAACCCCTGACGCAAGATATCCGACACCCCTGTAATGTGAGGATGCCGTTCCATGGCTGTTTCAGCATCGGTATCTGGAGTGCCAAGGATCGACCCCTGTGCCAATCCTATCGTTACGTTTTCCACAAAATCAGGGTTACTAAAACTAGAAGAAGTAGGGACACCGCGCGCCCGTGCGGGTGGAACTGTATACATGCCATGATCAAACCAGCAGTCCGCAGCGCCTAGTTTCAGCCCAGACCATGAATGCTCAAACAAATGTCGCCATGACATAAAGAAATCATCGTAGGGGATCATATCATCATCGACACTGACAATCAGGTCCGCGCCCCAACGCAACGCCTCAAGAATAGCAAAGTTACGACGGCTATCAGTGTTCCAGCCAATAATATCGGACGAGCGCCACCGCTTCTGATCTTCTGGATACAGAATAGTTATCCCCAACTTGTGGCAAAAATCATAAGCCTTTACCGGCGTCTTTAAGTCCCCGGCGACAAATATCCCCGCCGGGCTTTCCAAGTATTTGCAATACAATGCCAAAACAGTAGGCACATTAATTGTGGTGGTGACCAGCGCTATTTGCATTATTTCTTCTTCGCCTGCTTCTCCAGCCACTCCCGCATCACAATCCGGATCAGCTGCGCAGGCATGAGATCACGCTCCCGCGCAACATCTTGGAACTTGCGCCAGTCCTTCGGATCAAGCCGCAGCATTACGGGAATTGTCTTCATGTGGCCCCAACGGGGCGGTGCCGCGAAACACCGCCCCGCCTTGCCGTGCCAAGGGGTTTGCAAAGCACGGCGTAGTTCAGCACGCAACGATGTAGCGAAGCAAACTACAGAGGCGCTGTCAAGAGCCGTACCACCCAACTCTCCGGATGACGGGACCCTATCAACTCAAAATCCACATCGGTGCGCAACAGCCACTCCCGAAACGCCTTCTGCTCGTGGTTGACGTTGCGGACATGATCGTCGATCTCATCGAACGCCAAAATCGCCCCCGACTGGAACTTGAGATATTGCAAAGCCGTAGCCGTGGACGAGTATAAGTCCATGTCGAAATGCACGAACGCCGCAGGGGGATGACTGTCTACAAACTCCGGTAGCGTGCCACGCACCAGACCAATTACGTACTCACCATTGACCGGACAGGCAGGCGGATTACCAGCCATGTCGCCAGTCCGCTCGCTGCCGGGGAAATCCCAGTCCTCCGGTAAACCGCGAAACCAGTCAAAGCCGTAAACCTTGCGCGGATAAGCACAGCGGCAGATTTCCGTGAAACTCCGACCCTCCCAAACCCCCAATTCCAACATCTCACCGCCCGCAGGAGCCTCGCGGATCACGTCCGCCCACTCCAAATGCAGCAGCGGCTTAGACAACTGGCGGTTCAGCTTGGCGTTGTTGCGATCCATCCTCCAAAACCTTCGCTACCACCCGTAATGCCCGCGCCACAATCGCCCGCATCAATGCCGCCTCATGGCTCTGCGGCGTCGGCCCCGGCGCTCCACCCAACATCTCCAGCCGAGCCGCCAACCACCGCAGTTGCGCTACACTATCGGATAAATCGGAAATCAGCGCTTCTTGCGCGGCTTGGCCTTATGCGCAGGCTCCTCACCGCCAACATCATGCTCCGCCGCATCCGGCTCATCAGGACCAATCGGAACACCCTTATACGCCGCACCCGTCAGATAATCATGCAATCGACGCAGCGCATCGTTGATGGCGTCCTTGTCCACCGTACCATCATTCACAGCGCTATGGATGCGATGCAGTTGGGCCATCACGTCAGGATTGATCTCAGTCATGCGGAACTCTTAGCAGAAGATCGCTCCCCATCCAAGACACGGCGGGCTATGTCGCATTGTCGTTCGTAATCAGCATAACCTTCCATTTTGACTATTTCCTCCAGCGCCGCCCGCAGCCGGTCCCGCTCGGCCTGGATCGCATCGGCAATGATCACTAATCGATCCCGCTCGGCCTTGAGCGCGGCGATTTCTTGTTCCGTATAAGCTGGGCCATCAGTACTCATTTTCCCTCCAAGGCGCGGCGGGCGTGGTCGATACACAAAGTCTCCCACGTTTCACATGTTAATTCACTGTCAGGATAGATGAGACGACGCACCGCGCCTTTATCGAAATCCATCAGCGCAATAAAACGACCACAACTATCACATCGGTTCCAAGTCATTTCCCCTCCAAGGCGCGGCGGGCTATCGTAGCCGCAGCATAGGCGTTAGATCGCGTAGCTTCTTCAATCACACGAGCCAGCGCCGCCCGCAGCCGGTCCCGCTCGACCGCAAAATTTTTGCTTAGGCCAAGCAATAAATCGTTAGCTCGCGATAAATCATCCCGCTCGGCCTTGAGCGCGGCACA